GAACTAAAAGGCATCGCCCGGGCAACTTTATCACCCGACGGCTTATCCGCAAAAACGGTATAACCTCTAAGATTCTTTATTGTGGCTTCCGCATCGGCAAGACCACCACTACCCGGCTCTTGCTCAACATAAGTTTTCAATAAATAACCATACTGAGTTGTATCCATTTGTGTTGTTTGTTTTATAATATTCTCACGGGTCGCAGAATCCCACTGGCCCCGAACAATATCAAGCACCCAGTAAATATCATCCCTATCAATACCCAATAAAGCACCAACCGTATAACAACCGCCTTGTGGTGTGCCCGCTTTATCCCAATATCGTACAAGGGCTTTCCATTTTGTCGGCACGTCTTCAATTCTAATATGTTCAATAAGGAACGTTTGAAGCCCAGCGGGTATCGGTTTCTGCATATACTGACCCGAATAAACAAATTTATTTACCATCGCCTCATTCAACACATTTTGAGTAAGACGTTTTGGGTCCATATATCCATTGACATAATGTTTGCTCAATTCAGGTGGACTAATATAATCCGTTTCGGTAGCAGGCAAACAAATATGCTTAATTTTTAATTTGCCTTCATCCCGTAATCGCAAAAGCATCGCCGTACAATCATTCTGGTGAAGTCTTTGCATTATCAAAATGGTCGGCGTTACCTCTTTGTTCTTCTTTCTTGACCATAGCGTATCAATGATAAAATTATTTGCCGCAAGAATTTCAGCATCCGATTCCACACCCAAAGGATTTAACGGGTCGTCAATCAAAATAATATCAGCATGGCAGCCTGTAATGTTACCACCAATACCAATTGTAAATCGTTCACCACCACCAGTGTTTGCAAATTGACCTTTAGCATCTTGGTCAAAACTTAATTCAATCTCAGGATATAAACTCTTATATTTATCACCTCGAATTACATGGCGGCTCTTTCGGCTTAAAGTCATAGCCGCTGGCGTCAATGTATAAGAAGCACAAATAATTCCTGCGGACAACATTCTTGTCCAAAGCCACGCCGGAAACAAAATACTTACAATGGTGCTTTTCGAGGTTCCGGGAGAAATATTGATAATCAAATCATATTCTTTTGGTAAACCTCGAAAAACTCTTTCGGCAATGTATTGCAATTCATCACAAAGGAATTTTATATGCCAGTTATTAACAAGTTTACTTGACGCTGGAACACCGTCCCAAAATTCCAAGACAAAATCATAAAAACAATCCTTAGTGATTGACCGAACCAAATCCCATTCACTAATATCAAGCTGTTCCATTGTTGCCGTCGTCACCCTTTACCTCAATTGATTCAATCTGTTTTGTATTTCTTACATGTTCTAAAAACTGGCGTCTAAGTTCAATAGGCACGGAACTTAAATCCAAACTTGCGGTATGGATATGTTTAACCTCACCTGTCATGTTCATGTTTACGTCAATATCCACCTTTTCAGAATAGCCCCATTTTCGCAAATGAGTTTTCGCTAAAAAGATAAGAACTTGGGTATCACCTAAAAATGCTTGTTCAAAAAGTCTATCTTGAATAAAACACCGCATCAAGAATGTCACTTGATTTACTAATTCAGCAAATTCAGGCTCTTGCTCTTTCCATTCATAAAAGGTACGACCTGATATACCAACTTTACGTAATGCTTTATTAAGAATGAAACCCGAGGATATCCAAGCATGAATGAAAAGATATTGTTTGACCCGCTTTCCCTTGTCTTTCAAAAGCTGGTCGATTTTTTCAACACCTGATTTAGTCTTTTCAAACAGTTCAAGTTTTTCCCACAACGGTTGTAAATCGTCCGGCAATCGTTCATAGATATAATCCGAAACAGAAAATATTTTACCGTCTGGATTCTTAAACTCAGTCTGACCTTGTTCAATAGCTTTATGAAAAGATGGCTTTTCTTTCCGCCATTTTTGGACCGTTACTTCGGTGACACCTAAAAAATCAGCAATTTGTTCAATCGTCTTTCCTTCCCTTGCAAGGGTGAAGGCCGATAAAATATACTCTTCATTCCATTTACCTTTAGCCATTAAAAATTAATAACACAAAAAAGCAAAAAAGTCAATACACTCTTTTTATTTCTCTAAGCACTCTTTGTAAAAACTTTTTCTCTTGTTTCCAATCCAAAAAAGTCGAGGCTGATATATTTACCTTTCGCATAGCTTCATTAACACGAAAACCTGAAGCAACCCATGCCCGAATAAAACGTCTTTGTCGAAAATATTTAATCATTTTTTTTCTTTCGGGTGAAGATTTTTACTTTCGGCAATTTTTTCTTTCATAAATTCTATAACCACTTTTCGCATTGATTTTTGCCGACGGACACAATAAGCCTTGAACTGGGCCTTTAATTCGTCCGGTATATCTCTAATGTATATCAGAGCCATATTTTACCTTTCTCAATTTCATTTGGTTAAACAATGCCGAATTAAAATCAAAATCAGTGGCATTTGGGTCGCCGTCTAAAATTGCTTTAATCACCTTCCATTGTTTCTTCAAGGTTACATAATAATCTTCTTCAATCGTATTTCGGGCAATCAAATGAAAAATTATCGCCGCATACTCTTGTCCTAATCGGTGTATCCTATCTTCAGCTTGAATATGAGCCTCAGGTCGACCAACACAATATTCCAAAAATGCCAAATAAGACGCCGCCGTTAAGGTGATACCTGTTCCCGCGGCAATGATATTACCAAAGAATATCTGAGTATGTTTGTCTTTTTGAAAACGGTCAACTATTCCTTCCCGTTTCGGAATAGGTGTGTCCCCATCAATCAGTACCGCTTTGTCTTTATATCTATCGTACAATGGGTGCAATAAGTTCTTATGAACACCGAACAAAACGATTTTCTCTTTTGATTCAAGAAAATCATCTAACCATTGACAGATATATTCCTTTTTTTGTTCGGCTGCCAATCTTGCTAAATAACCACCTTTGACTAAATCTTCAACACCCCCAAACTCTTTACCGTGGCGGTCTTTTACCCATGTTGTAAAATCATTCTCGGCAAAATCATACTCTTGTCTTTGCTTTCGATTAAATTCAAACTTAACAGGAAAACGCCTTTTTCGTGGCAACTGGGGCAACACTTCAGACTTCAACCGTCTAATCATGCCCAGCTTAACTAAACGGTCATGTAATTCTTTCTTGTGACTTGCACCAGAATAATCCCACCCCCACGGTGTGAATCGGGCACCACAATATCGCATTGCATAATCAAACTGAGAAGAAAACTCTTTCGGCCATAGAAGATTAAGAACGGTAAAGAACTCAATCGGTTTATCAAACGGTGTGCCGCTTATAGCGATAACATGAGGTATCTTATGCTTGCGTATAAATGACCGTATCGCTTTCGTTCGTTTTGCTTTCGGAGATTTTATATAATGACATTCATCAAGAATTATCACTATCGGTTTAATCTGAGCCAGATATGGCTTCCAAAACCGAAAGATTTCATAATTGATTATCAGAATTGGATAATTGATTTTATACGGTGTTCGCCCGCGGAGAATTTGTGTCTTCAGTCTCACGTGGTCAAAGGCTTGGGAACGCCATACCCATTTCAAAGTGGCAGGGCAGACAATTATCACCGGTCTTTTCTTGGGACATTTCATTAGCCAATATAAGACTTGAATTGTCTTGCCCAGACCCATTTCATCGGCCAACAAAACACGGCCTTTGAAATACCGTATTAGCTTGGCACCAAAGATTTGAAACGGAAATAATTTAGTCAAAAGATTTTACGGGTCCCATTCTATCTTATCAGGATTCTTATACTCCTCTCGCCAACAACCACAATCAAGATTATCAATCAATTCAATTTTACCCAAATTGAAATTGACATAAAACGTTTCAAACAATTCTTTTTTCGTTACTTCTCGAATTTTATGAGAATTGCCATCTAAATTAACAAGAAAAGTTCGTCCATCATCGGCAGATTTATTAGTATAAATCATCATATAAAAACCACGGTATTGAATTATATCTTGCCATAAACCATGGACAAACGTAAATGATTGTATTTGTGCCCACCAATTAAAAGTACCGTATCGAGAGGGAGTAAAAAGATTTTTTTTCAAATCAAGCACAGGAATAGATTTACCTTCTTTAGTAAATCGTATATTTCCATTAGGTTCCCTAACAACTTCATTCAAATTAAAATGCCGTTTTTCATTTACAATCATATAGGCTTTATTTGTATAAGCATGGCACAACCAACCTATGTCACTTAAACAAAAACCATCATCAATCGAATCCAATCCTTTTGCTTGCCTAATTTGTGAACTAAAAACAGAATTAGGTCGTTTATTATAGTCATTTTCAGGTTTGGTATTCCGATTATTCATTTCGGCCACTCCACTGGTTTCTCTTTTGTCTTAAAATGCTTTTCAATTATCTCTCTTACTAACCAAGACCAAGTTATATCTTCTCCCGACGTCCTTCTTTCCGAGGCCTCTTGCTCTAATTGTTCATACAAATAATCTGGCACTTGGACAGGGCGATAAGGTGAACTCTTTTTTTCTCTTCCTTTACTCATAATTTTAATGGGTCATGGTGGACTTGAACCACCTTGGCCAGATTAAAAATCTGGTACTTCACCATAAAAGTTTATGACCCTACCGTTCTTACTTATCAAAATCAGCTTTGAAAACTTCCCGTGTCACCATTTCCAGCTTAACGGTTGTGTTCAATTTGCTGGCAAGTTTAGCAACCAACCACGCGGCCGTAATTGTCGTATGACTTGCCTTTGATTTCGGCATTTTGATTTGATAGGACCCGGCATCGGGTTCATCACAAATCTTAAAATAAACGGCTTTATCCGCATAACCGAGTACCACGTTTACCGCATTCTTGGTACCCAAGAGTAATTCGATTGCCGGCCGATTCAACATCAAACAATGGCTTTTGCCGCCCGTCGATGTTTTCTTTTCGGCAAAACGTATCGTCGGCGCCGTCGACCGCCGAGTAGGGGCTGTTACCCAGTGAATATTTTTAACTTCATTGTTTTCTTGTTCCATCTTACTTTATACTCCACATAAAGGGTCTCCACTTCAGAAAATTCTTAGCGTGTTTAACCGCCCGAAAGTCAAGCTGATTTCGTTCGTTCGTATAAACGATAACCTCACAACCAGTGGCTTTTGCCAATGATTCAGGCGTTTCTTTTGACTTCTTAGTCCTACTCATTTCTTATTCCTTTCCCGGTTTTTAACTCTGATAACGTCTTACGGAAACAAGTTCGGCATTCAGAACAACCTCCCGAACCAATGAAAAGGCGTTCTTGGTTTGTTTCATAAATTCAACAACCAAGATTCCACCAGTGTCTTGTACGACTTTGGCCCGGCTCCAAATAGCTGAAATCGTTCTCACTTCAGCAAAATACGGTTCCATTTCCTTTTCCATTTTTTCTATCCTTTCAAAAAGGAGCCGAAAGGGCCGGAGTTACACGCTCCGGTGTTTCCCCAATCGGCATCATTAAAGTTTTTAGTTGGCATCAACCAACATTTCAAAGGCACGTTGTTTCGTATCGGCGCCATACCCCCAGACAATACTTGTCATGCGGGTTTCTTCAACCTCATGCTTGACTTTCTTAGTCTTGCGGTGATGGTCAACATCTTCAGCCACGGCATTGTATGCCGCCCAGCGGGTGTCCTTAACCGCATCAAGCCCGATACCCGTCTTGAACACGTTCAAAAGTTCCGCTTGACGTTTTTCCCACCGCGTCAAATTGACTTTTTCACCGTCTTCTTTTTCGGGCTGAGGAATCAACCGCTGGGTGAAGTTCTGGAACTCACTTGCATCCATCGGCACCTCAATCAGGCGATTGAACAATTCATCAAGACGCTGATAATAGCCTTCCGTGAGTCCAAGAATCTCACGGGCTGATTCAACTTTCTTGCCATACTCTTTTGTATGGTAGATACTTACAGCATCTTTGAAAGTCCGGCCCATGGCGGCGGTTAACGTGTTGTTACAAACAACACGGATAGGCGTCCACTTGATATGAAACGCCGTGGTAGCATCATGGCTGGTCATAGCCACAAGGTACTTGTCAATCTGGTCGGGACCGACTTTGAAACTGGTAGGCAGTTTACAAGAAATGAAAATTCGGCGACCGCCAAAAAGACTGCCCGCGGTATGAAACATCGCCAAGCCTTCACCGACAAGAGAATCCAGAAAATCAAACACTTCAGTGTTCTGTATCGGTTCATAAGTGTTGGCGACAATACCAAGAATGGATTCATCTTCAGTTCGGACAATCGCTTTCTTGTCCATAACTTCTTGGACAGCGGCGCCCGCCTGAAAATAGACTGGTCGTTTTTCAACAACCCAATCCAAACCGGCCAACCGCAAAGCGGCGGCAGACGTGACTTCCTTTTCCACTTTCGTGCCCAGACCATGCCACGGGATTTGTCCCGCATACATCATTCGAGCTTCTCCATCTTTAATTTCTAATTCGTGAGCCATGTTTCTATCCTTTCGATTTGAAGTTTTTTTAGCTCTTTATTATTATAACGTTATAATAGTAAAGATGTTCGGGTTTTATTTTCTTTTTTGATAAGTTATATCAAAAGCATTCCGAGCCTGTGGTGCCAGCCACATATCCTCACCCGTTCGGCAAAGGTCCCGGACTTGTAGTGTCTTAGTATCATTCATAGAAGCATTGATTGAAAGAATATTGCCACAAGGTAATTCAATATAAAACATATCACCTTCAGCAACTACCACTCTCTCAAAATTTCCCATTGAATTAAGTTTCAAAATTTTCATTTTTCATCCTTTTTTTAATAAAATAAAGGTCCGACATATTCACACAATTTATAATTGGATGAATGAATGTCTATAATCTGAGGAAAATAATCCTCTTGATTGTTCTTAGTTACTTTAATGGCGTCAAGAACTCTCACAACCGCCAGACCGGCCCGATAGCCAATTATGATTGCAAGTTTACCGCGGCATTTTCCTTTGGTGATTTTAACATACTGGGTCATAACAAACTCCGATTAATTTGTTTTATCTTTTTTTTCTTGGCCTTTTCTCTTTGTTTAGCCAGGACTTCAATTCTTACAGCCATAACATAACCGGTCTCCACTGTCAACCAAAAAATCTTTTTACAGCCTTTTGCCTTGAACCCAATTAGGTTCGGCGGTTCTAAAATTACAATGATGGGTCTTGTCTTTCCCGCCTCCCTGATAACACCATTTGTGGTTCGTCTAATTTGTTTTTTCAAGTTGGTCATAAAACGTTCAAAGCCTCCACAGCCTTATCAGGTTTCAGTTTATATCGGTCATGTAAACGTCCATCATACGGCAATTTTTCACACCAATACTTTATATCAAATTTCAGGGCTTGGTCCCATCTTACGGTTTCATTAGTTGTTACACCGTTTTCTTCAGACTTCAAATAATAACGTGCCCCAATCCAATCATAAATCAATCGACCATGATTGACAAGTACTCTCAAAATTTTCTTGTGTGTCTTAGTCATTTTCAAGTTCCATATCTCTCTCTATATCACAATCTTCAAAATCTGGTTGCGGCACAAAACTTTGCTCACAAATGATAGAGCAAAAATCTTGCCACGTTTCGGCCTCGGAGCACCGTTTACAGTAAAGGTCGCCACACTTCAAACATTGTCCAATATTTGTACTCTTATTCATTAGTAGCTCCAAACACCTTGAATTCGTTTACAAGCACCAGTACCGGCGGAATCAAGCGGCACTCCATCAATGACACAAGTAATATGTCCTTGCGTTTGTACAAGATACCGACCTATCGGTTGATACTTGCAAAAAGTGACAAATGTTTTACCGTACCAAACTTTTAACTTTTGTAAATTCAATTCTTTCAACAGCTTTTCACCACTATACCGATGAATGCCTTTACCTCTGTCCACTCCAGCATCATATCGACAAACCAAATCGTAAACTTCCTGAAATGGCAAATCAAGAAAATGAGTTAAGGCAACCACAAAACAAGTACCTTTTGTTTTATTCATACCTTCTGGAAACTGCCGCGGTAAAGTATCGCCTTTTTTCAATAACATGATTAGAACTCCACCATAGTGATTGTATGATTTGGACCGGCTACATTTCCTTTTAATTCAAAGCATAATTGATGGCCATTTGAACCGCCGCCATGATGTTTATACGAAAGATGGGGACGACAAGACCACTTATTATCTTTCATCAAATACAGAGTTATAGTTATCTGATATTCTTTCACAATGAAAGCCCAAACATCGTCGGTCTCTCTTTTGGTCGTCTGAATCTCTGTTTCAAAATTGACCGTGTAATAATCGCCACGGTCTTTGTAAATCACTTCTTCCCAGTCACCTTCAGGATTCCGAACCCGCTGGG